AGATCGCGGACGCCTTGCGCGAGGCCCTGCACGACAAGCCGCTCACGTTGCCCGAGGGGCAGTGCGTGTGCTTGCGGCACCTAGCGGTAAGCATCTTCGTGGAGCCTGACGGTCAGGCCCACCACATTGTCACCCGGTTTCGCACATTCCTCAGCGAATAGCGTCACCACCAACATAAGGAGCATCCCATGGCCAAGGCCTGCGGTTCACTTTTCTTGCTCGCCATCGGTGATGGCGCTTCCCCCACTGAGGTGTTCACCGTCATCGGCAGCTTCCGCACCAACGGGCTGGCAGGCTCGGCTGAGGCCATCGACGTGACCGACAAGACGTCGGCGGCTGACCGGGAGATCCTGGCAAACTGCGGCGTCAAGTCCTACACGATGAGCGGCGACGGTGTCAGCACCGACGAGGCCACCCTGAAGCAGATGGAACTGGCCTTCCAGGACCAGGACATCGTCAACTACGAGATCGAAAGCGGCCTGGGCGACAAGTACACCGGCCCGTTCAAGATCACCGCGTTTGAGCGGTCGGGTGCCTACAACGACGCCGAGACCTTCACCGCGACCCTGGAGTCGGCGGCTGCGCTGACCTACACCCCCATCACCCCGTGACCCCCGAAAGGTTGGTTCCCATGGCCAACGCAGAACGTGGTGAAGTCGTCGTCAAGCTGGGGTCGGAGGAGTGGGTTGTTCGCCCATCCTTCGACTTCATCTGCGGCGTCGAGGAAGCCACCGGCCGCTCCATCTTGGAGTTGGTTGAGAACATCCGATCAATCCGCCTCACCGACATCGTGCTCATCATCCATGAGGGCATCAAGTCCACCAAGCCAGCACTGCCTCCCACCAAGGCAGTGGTCGGCGCGCTGGCGGTCAAGGCAGGCGTCACCAAGCTCCTGCCCGTCGCCGCCAACATCCTGTCGGCTGCCCTGGGCGTCGGGACGGACGACGACGAGGAACCCCCGCAGGGAAACGTCGGAGCGCCGAGCGCGTAGCTTGGCGCGACCTCGTTGCCCGGCTTGTGCTGAACTTCGGCATGAGCTTCCAGGACGCATGGGATACGACCATGGCCGAGTATAAGGCACTGATGCGCGCTGGAATCGACTCGGGCAAGATCCAGGTCAAGACCAGGGACACCCGCGCCGACGTGGAGGCTTTGCAGGATCAGATTCGACTGGCTAAGGCAGGAGTGAAGTAGTGGCAACCACCGTAGACGAACTGGTCATCAAGGTCACGGCGGACCTGGATCAACTCAAGCGCGAGATGGCGAAGGCCAACCAAGTCACGCGCTCGAACACGGCCAAGATGACGGCCAGCCTCAAGAGCTTTGGCGACAGCCTGCGCGGCCCCATCAACCGCGTGGGCCGGTTCGCCACTGCGCTCGGCGGCGCTGCGGTCGCGCTCGTCAGCGTGAAGTCGGTGGTCGATTCGCTCAACGGCATCGACTCCCTCGCCAAGACCAGCGACAAGCTGGGCATCGCCACTGAGAAGTTGCAAGCCCTGCGGCTCGCCGCTGAGCTGTCTGGCGTCTCAGCCGACACCTTGGACATGGCGCTCCAACGCATGGTGCGTCGCGTCTCTGAAGCGTCTCTTGGGACCGGCGAGGCGGTCAACGCGCTCAAGGAACTGGGCCTAAGCGCAACGGATCTTGCGCGCAAGGCTCCCGATGAGCAGATGAAGGACATCGCTGACGCTATGGCGTTGGTTGACGGCGAGGCAAGCAAGGTTCGCCTCTCCATGAAGTTGTTCGACAGCGAGGGTGTGGCGCTGGTCAACACGCTCAAGGGCGGCAGCGCGGCCCTGACGGCGATTGAGGGTGACCTGGCGGCCATGGGTGCCGCCATCTCCCGCGTTGACGCGGCGAAGGTCGAGGCGGCGAACGACGCCATGACCAAGATGAAGACGCAGCTTGCTGCGATCAGCAACACCATCGCCATCGACATCGCTGAGCCGCTGCAAGCGTTCGTGGAATCATTCGGTGAGCTTGCCAGCGAGCTTGCGGCAGGCGAAGACGCCCTGTTCGACATCGGTGAGGTTGCGACCTCGGTGCTGGGCATGGTGCTGGATGCGGTGCAGGGCGTCGCCACTGGCTTCCTGTTGATCGAACGCATCGGCAATGCGCTCCAGCTTGCCATGGCTGACGCAGGCGAGGAGGAGAAGAAGGTCCTCGCTGAGGCGGTGAAGCTCAAGGAGGAGTGGACCGACCTCACTGAGATGGCCGCATCAACCAAGATGGAGATCAAGCTCCAAGAGATTCAGTACAAGCGAGCGAACGACGCCGCCATGAAGCTCTTGGAGACGCAGGCGAACATCGCAGTTGAAGCCGAGGCTGCCGCAGAGAGTGCTGCGGCTCAGTACGAAGCTGAGGCCAACGCAGCCGGGGCCAGCCTGGGCGCGCAGTACAAGGCTGAGCTGGACGCCCAACGAGACGCCATCGCTGAGAAGCTGGACGTGCTCAGAGAAGGGCTCAAGAGCGAGACCCTGCTTCGCGTCGAGGCCGCCGAAGAACAGCGCGATGTGCTGCGCCTCGCTGAGATGAACGGGCTGGTTGAGCAGCGCGAGGCACTGGAGATGCGCAACGCCATCCAGGCTGAGTTGGATGAGGCCATGCTGGCGCACCTCGCTGAGTTGAATGGCTACAAGATCGAAGCGCAGGTGGAGGAGGTGGATCGCACCGTCAGCCACCTTGAGCAACTGCTTGGGATCGAACAGACTCACATCAACGCCAGCAATCGCCTATGGAAGTCGGGCCTCCAGGGTCGCCTCCAACTGGCGCAGCAGTTCTTCTCCAGCTTCACGCCGCTCATGGACAGCGAAAGCCGCAAGGCGTTTGAGATCGGCAAGGCTGGGGCCATCGCTGAGGCTGGCGTGAATACGTCGCTTGGTGCCATCAAAGCTTACCAAGCCATGGCAGGCATCCCCATCGTCGGTCCCGCACTGGGCATCGCTGCCGCAGGCGCAGTCGTTGCGACCGGCATGCAGACGATCAACCAGATCCGCAACACCCAGTTCACCGGCGGTGGTACGACGCCGACGTCGCCCGGCTCCGCTGGCGGCGCTGGTTCGGTCGCCACGACGCCGAGCGAGAACCGGCAAACCAACATCCGCCTGGAGAACATCCAGGACAACCAGCAGTACAGCGGCGGCTCTATCCGCTCTCTCGCCGTCGCTCTTAACGAGGAAGTCGGCAACAACGTGACGATTGGGGTCGGCTGATGAACTTCGGTGAAGTGCAATACGGCAACATCTTCGCCGCCGATGGCGCGGTGCTGAGCTACAACGGCTCGGCGTCATGGCCGAATGACGGGAACCCGATCAATGCGTTCGACTGGTTCGACTGGACCGTTGCTCGAGTGATGAGCGGGGACGCTGATACCTGGGTCAAGGTGGTCCTTCCCGAGATTGCCACCATCGACCGGTTTACGGTCTACCTCGCCCCGCTGGCGTCAGCGAAGGCGATCAACCTCCAGGTGGAGACCGGCGTCGGCACGAACATCTGGACGACCGTCGCCACCATCAACTTCGTCGCGTCCGACGCCAACCAGTGCCGAGGGGCTGCGTTCGCCGGAGTCCCCGTCAGCGCTGGGGTTGGAGTCAGGATCGTCTGGCTGACTGCGGGAGCCACCCCCGGCTTCCGTCAGCTCTACGCCGGTGGGCACACGACCTTTGAGATCGGTCAGTACCAAGGCATCGCCCCGCCGAAGCTGACGCAGGACGTCATCGTCACCAACTCCATCGCGGTCAACGGGTCGATCATCGGGCGCGACGTCCGCCGCGTGACCCGCTCCAACACCATCGACCTCTCGCCGCTCTCACCTGGGTGGGTGCGCGATACCTGGGAGCCCTTCGTAGCGCACGCGACCCGGCAGGCGTTCTTCTGGTCGTGGGCACCTGAACTCTACCCCGATGACATCACCTTTGCCGCCGCCGAGTCGATCAACGCTCCGACCAACACGTCCCCCTCGCCCAAGATGGCGGTCCAGATGCCGCTGCGGACGGTGATCTAGTGGCGTACGACCAGATCAAGAAGAAGTCTGGGCGCACGCCGATCTACATCGTCGACATCGAACTGGACCGATGCACGCGCACCTACGGGGTCGCACCGTGTACCGCGTCCGGTCCCGCTGCGGGGAAGTGCGTCAACAGCCTCGGGACCTGCCAGGACCCAGACAACTACGAGGAGGGGACCTTTACCCTCCGCTTCGCGTCTACTCGCATCGACGCCTTCGACGTCCCCAACGGCGACTTCAACGACGACTTCAACGACGACTTCGGCCCGCCCACCATCACGTCCACCCCGGCGCTGCCGACGTTGATGGCGGTCAAGACGCAGCCTACTCGGCTGACCCCCGGCCTCGGCCTCGGCTGGCGCTCGGTCGTCAACGTGACGATCACCGATGCGCCGTATACCGACGTGGGGCTTGACCCGTACGTCAACGAGCGCGGCTTCAGCTGGCTGACTCGCGGCACGTTCTGGCAGCGATTCCTGGATCGCTACCCGTACTACGAGAACAGCCGCTTTCGGATCTACACCGGCTACGCTGACTTTGACGCCGACGGCAACCAGCTGCCGCTCGACTTCGACAACTTCCGCAAGCGCAGCTACCTACTGAAGAAGATCGGCATCGGCTCCAACGGTACGGTCTCCATTGAGGCCGAGGACCCGTTGAAGCTGGCGAACGCTTCGACCACGCAATGGCCCCCGCAGTCGGCGGCGACGCTCCTTGCGGACATCACCGACGTCCAAACGTCCTTCGACATCGACGACCCCAACGGGTTGGTCCAGGACTTCGTCAACGTCCGAGGCCAGCCCTACGTCCGCATCTCCGACGAGGTGATGCTGGTCAACTCCTACGCAGCGCCGACGCTCACCGTGACCCGTGCCACGTTGCCGTCGTTCTACCCTGGGGCCGTCGAGGCCGAGGAGCATAAGGCTGGGGACACGGTCCAGGTCTGCTTCCTCTACAACAACGTGCGGATCGACGATGCGCTCTATCAGCTACTCAACGATGCGACCGGTATCCCGAGCGAGTTCCTGCCGCTGGACGCGTGGGTAGCCGAGGCCGATGAATACTTCGCAGCTTATTTCTTCGACCGCCTCGTCGTCCAGCCAGTAGCGGTCAAGGAGTACGTCACCGAGATCACCGAGCTAAACGCGATGGTGTGGTGGGACGAGCGGTCGCAGGTCGTTGACTTCAAGGCGCTGAAGGCGACGCCGAACAACGTAGCGATCCCTACCTTCAACGATGCGCTGAACATCCTGAGCGAAGGGGTCTCGCTATCGCAGACTCCCAAAGACCGCATCAGCGAGGTGAACGTCAGATTCGGTGAACGGTCGCCGGTCGCTTCGTCTGACAAGCCGGGCTTCTTCGCTCAGGTCCGCAACGCCGTGGACGAGGAGGCAGCCGAACGGTACGGAGTTCAGGCCATCCGCACGATCTACAGCCCGTGGCTTTCCTCGGCAGGATCGGCTGTGGCGCTTGAAGTCGCGTCGCGCCTGCTCAACGAGTACCGCGACACCAAGACCATCATAGGCGTCGGCGTCGACCCGAAGGATGATGATGTCTGGACCGGCGACACGGTCAACGTGAACACGCAGTACATCCGCGATCAGTACGGGGCGATCCCAACGCGACGGTACTTGCTGACCGAGGTCAACGAGGTCATCTCCCCCGACGAGGGCGTGCGCTATGCGTACCGTCTCCAATCGGTCGGCGGGTCTATCACGTCACGGGTCGGGTTGGTCGCCCCAGACACCATCTCCGCTGTTGACGAGCCGCTTCAAGCCGAGAACGGCGACAACCTGGAGACTGAGGGTGACGAAGTGCTGGAGGTCGAGGACGGTACCGTCATCGCCTTCCCTGACTACCTAGACGCCAGCGACACACTGCGCAACACCTACGCCTTTATCTCGCTCAACGACGGTCTGATGACCAACGGTGATGTGGGTTACGTGGCAACCTAGAGGACCAAAATGCCGACGTATCAAAACATAGCCAACTCCGAGATCGACGCAGACAGTCCCATCACAGCGTCTGTGCTGACGCGTCTGCGCGACAACCCCGAGGCGGTTCGCGCGGGCGACCCGACCGCACCGCGGATCGTCTACGCCGCCGAGACGTTGGGTGGCAGCGGGCTCGACGGGGTTGGCGCAGCGATGCCGGGCCTCTCTGGTATTTATGACTACACGTCGTTTGCTGCGGCTGGCGTACAGGCCACCCCTAATCTGATGATCCTCCGCTGCACCGGTGACGTCAACCTCGCCGGGGTCACGCTCAACTTGGCTACCCTCACCGGTGTGGCGCAGGCGTCGGCTTCTGCGGCGGTCTCAGGCCTGTTCGGCGCACGGGCCATCCCGCCCCACGCGAGCTTCGGCGCGGCGGGTGGGTACCCAGGATTGGGCTCGGCGGCGAACCCTTGGCGGTCAATGGCTCCGACGCTCCCCGGCGGCAACTTCCAGGACACGTTCCAGTCAGTCCTGGCGGGCACGCTCGTCATCATAGCCGAGGGCAACATCAACCTCGCCGGGGCGACGATCAACGCCAACGGGGTCAACGGTGGGGGCGGCGGCGGCAACAACGGCGGCGGCGGCGGCGGCATCATCAAGGCCTATGCGGTGGGCGACGTGAACGTGACCGGGCTGACCGCAAACCTCACCGGCGGGGCGGGCGCGGGGGCGGGGGTCGGTGGCGGCGGCGGCTTCCTCGCCGCTATCGGGTCATCCGTTACCGGGGCACCGACGCTGAATGCTGGCGGTGGCGCGGGCACTCCCGCCGGGGGTGCTGGTGCCTATCAATCAGCGGTCCTTACCGTAAACCAGATCAAGTCTCTGATTAGGGGGCGCTGATGGCTTACATCCCCATCCCTGACTCAGCGGTGTCGGCAAACGCCATCTTGAGCGAGGGATTGTTTGAGCGTCTCAGGGATAACCCTGAAGCGGTCTGGGCTGGAGACCCGAGCGCGCCCCTCGTCGCCTACCCCGCGCATGAGATCGCAGGCACCGGAGCCGACGGCGCGGCGGTAGCCATGCCGGGCTCCATTGGCGTATACGACTACACCACCGTTGCTATCCCGGCTGGGGTGGCGACCGCACCCAACGGGTCGATCATTCGAGCAACTACGTCGTTCTCCATGCCGAACGTGACGCTTGGGTTTAGCCTCGTACCACTCGGTAGCGATTCCGTCGAGGTTGGCTTGCAGCCGTTCGTGGGTCTAGGGGTCCAGGAGCTAAGCCCCGGCGCTTCTACTGACGGAGCCAGCTATGGCGATGGCGGGGACACCCGTGTGGTCATCCCCGGCGGCGCAACCATCAAGAGCCTCGGGCTGAACCAAAGCAACGGGCCGTGGCGGTCAGCTAAGATGACAATGCCAGCGGCGGCGGTACAGGATCTTGCCAGCGGCCCCGTCGCCTACGTCGCTGGGTGCCTCACTATCATTTGCGCTGGCGACGTAGACTTGAGCGGAGCGACGATCAACGCCAATGGGCCAAACGCCAGCGCGGACTTCCTGAGCAACACGGGCGGGGGCGGCGGAATCATCAAGATATACGCGTTGGGTACCGTGAACGTGACCGGATTGACGATCAACGTCGGCGGCGGCAACGCAGCCGCGGCATCGCCGGGTTATGAGATCGGGGGCGGCGGTGGTGGGTACTTCTCTGTGGTCGCCCCGAATATCATTGGGGCTCCCACCCTCAACGCTGGAGGGGGCGCGGGGGCAGGCGGCGGAGTAGCGGGCTCGGGTGGCGTCGGTGCCGCCGACCTCGTTACCGCCCCAGTAGGGGTTGTCTCGTCCATCTGGGGCCTGCGATGAAGCAAGACGCCGAGAAAATCGAACGACTGCGCGAACTCACCAAAACGCTCAGGGTCCCAGATGAAGTCAAAGACCGGACGCCGGTCATCCTGTTCGTGGACGACGAGGAAAGCATTCGTCGCGTCTTCGCCAAGGCCCTCGCCAAGCTCGGTCCGGTGCTGGTCGCGGCATCTGCCGACGAGGCATTGGACTTGCTGAAATCCAGGCGGGTGGCGATCCTCATCACCGACCTGCGCCTGCCGGTCCATGATGGCTTCTGGCTGGCG